CCCAACTTTATTCAAAAAGTCAATATTATGCCGTTAATATGTTGCCATCCGTGGCAATCATGCTGCTAACGTGTGACCGCATTCAAAATATTGTCTGCGATTGACTCTTCCTTGTGGCATTGCACCACCAGAGCGTCATACAGCGGCTTAACAGTGCGTGACCAGGTGGGTTGAGTAAGGTTTGGGATTAGCATCGTTACAGCGCGATATGCGGCGCTTGCTGGCATCCTTGAATAGCCGACGCCTTTGCATCTTCCGCACTCTTTCTCAACAACTCTCCCCCACTGCTCCGTTTTGGCTATATCAACCGCACGGCCTGTACCGTGACAATCTCTGCATCTTGCTCCCGGCGTCGCAGCACTACGGCAATAATCCGCATAAGCGAATGTTGCGAGCACTTGCAGTACCTTTGCCTTAGTATTTCCTTCGAGCTTTGCCACACCACGGTATTTCCCCGATACCTTGTGTGCAAATTGCATCAGATAGTTGATAGCCTTTTGTTTGTCGTTCTGGCTGAGTTCATGCTTACCGCAGAATGCAGCCATTCCGAATCCGGCTTGTGATTGCGCCATCCCCATAGCAGCCATCACATCAGTACCGGAAAGAGAGTCAGAAGCCGTAGCCCGTGGTGAGTCGCTCATCATCGGGCTTTTTGGCGAATGAAATTTAGCTACGCTTTCGAGTCTCATGGCCTTCCCCTTTTGCCCTGTTTGACCATCAGGACGCCGTTAACTATTACGTGACGCTCGCCTTTGCTGTCTCGGTTGTACTTGAGCACTGTTCCTCTTGCGCAGGAAAGCATCCTTGCCACTTCGGTCTGATTGCCTCGTGTCTAGATAAGAAGCTCTGGTATCGTTTGAATTGTGGCGTTCATACGTTCTCCAGTTCGGTGATTTTTATTCCAAGCCTTCCGCCTGGTACTTTCACGCCACGAATTACGCGAATGTCATCGAATTGCTCGTCGTCTTCCGCAAATCCGGCGTGGATAAGGGAGTCGAGTAAACCTTTCAGGATGTTATCGAGGTCGCGGCGGCGGGAGTCTGGAACGTCTGCGATGACTTTGATACGGAGTCGTGATTTGGTGAAAATGTCTAACTTGAGTTGGCGGATGATTTGCTGAACGTCTTTTCGGTATTTCTGGCCTTTATCGCTGATGTAGTATTGGCTTCCCCGTCTTCGCCAGTAGGTGTTCACCGACGGCGGGTAAGGAAGCACAAACTGATATTCTTTCATGGCTTAATCTTCCCCTCCTTCAGCAGGATCGCCTGCGTCCTGATCACGCCTTCGAGGTGATAAAGTCTGGCGTCTTTGTTGTCGAGATTATGGGTGCGTCGGTCGATTTCATCGTGACACGCGCTACAAGCCCATGCGCCGATCAGGTCGTCAGGCTTCATTCCAGTTCCGCAAATTCCAGCCATCCGGTAATGTGCCAGAACTGTAGTTTCAGGATTGCCATTGCATACGCCGTAAATACGTACCTGGCATTCTCTGCCGCGCGCTTCTTTGCGTAGGTTAGCCATTAAGCAGCCTCCCCTGTTACTTTCAGCATTCTGTTATCGAGCAGCTTTCTGGTCAGCCACTGTTGACCACGCCCGGTGATTTTTGTGGTGAACGATATCTGTATTCCGTGATTTGTGTTGACCGCTGTTTCTTTCACTGTGAAATAGCCGCGCTCCATATATTCCTGCATTGGCACATTGCGCCGGGAACCTGAAGCAATAAGGATTTTGTGATCGCGCATCCACGCAAACAGTTTGTTTGGACCAATTCCAACAACCTTTGCAAAGTTTCCAATCAAAATTCCGCTGGCCTCGCCAACGCGATCGGCAAACTCAACTTTAGGTGCGACAATTGCGAGCTGGTTTTCCAGTTGCATTTTCTGCTCAGCAAGATCGGCAGCAAGGCGCAACGCTTCCGGTAGCGTTTTGGGGATATTAACCGCAGCTTCTTCAAGATCTCGCCAGCGGTCAACAAGGCGAGCGGTGAACTCTGGCGACAACTGGGCAACAACGACAATACTGTCTCGCTTACCTTGTTCGCCCTCGAAGACGTAATGCTCGTACTGAACATTGAACCCTAAGTTATTGATTCTTTCGGAAACCTCAATTTGAGGAAGCCGGATAACACCATTTTTAGCCAGCGTTTCTATGGTACGTTTCACATTGTCATGGCGCTTACCCACCAACTCAGCGATTTCAATGCTTGTCATTTTGATGGCATTGCCATTTATTAACTCATTCATCGTCTTCTTCCTCGTACATTGAGCTATTCGGATCGCTCATCAGTTCTGCGCAGCAATCGGAGCACACGTGAACTTCCAGCACATGCAGCTTCTGACCGCAGTTAGCGCACGTTAAAGCTCGCTCGACACTTCCTTGTTCGTAACTTCGATTTTGGTCAATCACCTTGTTTTCCTCGCACGTTCTCTAAGCCACCGGATATCCCACAGGTGAGCCGTGTAGTTGAAGGTTTTTACGTCAGATTCTTTTGGGATTGGCTTGCGTTTATTTCTGGAGCGTTTCGTTGGAAGGTATTTGCAGTTTTCGCAGATTATGTCGGTGATACTTCGTTGCTGTCGCCTCATTCCGCCCTCCTGACGCCCTGCCCGATCGCCATCAATGCCGCTTTGGATACGGTAGTAAACATCCGTCGAGGACTGATGAACGGTCGCCAAATCAGCAGCATGGAGCCTTTGCTGTTTCCCTTCTTCTCCAGCCCTGTCGATGGTTCGATAAAATTAATCCGTCCATCAGTGATAATGCGAACTTCGTCGACACTCTCCAGAGCCTTGCTGAACCATCCGACTGACATATCCTCTGGCACAAGCATCACTACCGTCTGTCGCTGTCGTATGCACTGCTCAGCGGCTTTTTCCACCCACGGCCTGATATTGCTGTACGGTGGGTTATTCCAGATTGCACCGTGGCTTACCCACTCAGAATTGAGCGCGTCGTCGGCCTCAGTTAGCCAGTGAGCACACAGAGCATTTTTGTCGCTCGCTGCCGAATCCAGCCAGAATCCAAACTCAATATCCAGTGCATCAAAAAGCCAAAGCGGCGTTTGCCAGCAGTCCTTGTCGTGTGATGGCGTATTTGATTTGATAGTCATGCAGCTCTCCCTTTTCGTTGTGACCATTCATACTCTCGCCAGGAGTCATCACTCCACCGCACGTTGCGCTCTGAGCCGAACCAGAACATGATTTCGATAAGCTCAGTCATGCTGGCCTTCCGCATTTTGCTGGTACGCACGCCAAGCATGACAACGCCACCGTCGATACCAGGCACACTTCGTTGCTCCAGTTTTTTGGTCTTAAGCCACAGGGCAGTGAACAGGTCTTTCCAGTCTTCCGGCGCCAGCCGTTGACCATGCCATAGCACCTGACGCGAAACATCGTTCAGCATCGGCCACATACGGTCATTCTGCGCTTTGCTGCGCTTGGGTTCTTTAACGTGGACTTCGTGGGGTGACTTGTCGTCGATGGGTAGTGAGAGAATGGCGTCTATGGCGTTATTTCTGATTGCTTCGTTGCGAAGCAGAAAGGTTTGCTTCATCTCCTGCTCTCCGGTTCCATTTTTCAGCCGCCGCAGCAACTGATGGTGCCCATGCCCCCCTGGCTTCACAGAGGTCACATTCTGCATAGCCCCACACATCAATATTTATTCCGGCCTCAACCCACAGACGAGCATTACCGCCGCAAAACGGACATTCTTTTAGCTTTGGCTGGGTTAATGATAGGTCGCTCATGCTCACTCCTTCACTTAAAATCCAGACTCCGGATAATTCTGTTGCGCTGAAACTCATTGTTGAGTTTGAACAACCGTCGAAGAACACGGTCACGCGGATAGCGTCGTGCGGCAGGTGAATGCTCATACAACTCATCAAGCGGCAAACTGGACGATGAACGATACCGATACCAACGCACCAACTCTTCACGAAAATTAGCCCTGACAAGCTCAGCTATCGTACTCATTTCTTAAAACCTCCTCAAACGCATTCTGACGCATTTTTCATTCTCGCTGCTTATCGGCATGCCTTGCACGTGCTTACCTCACCACAGAGCGATTGTGATGCCTTAAAAGCGATTTATTGAAGTGATATTTGCTTAATCGAAATTCTTTTCTTTGATTCCTGCGGCCCTGATGGCTTTCATTACTGCAATTACCGTTTTGTCACGCCCATCCTCATAACCCATCGCATAAGCACCTTCTTCACCATCTTTCCAAAGGTCGTCATTCGATTCGGGCCAGTCGATATCCAGTTCAATAGCAGAGCGCGATGCCTGCCATATCACCCAGGCAAACTCTTTTAATTCATCGTCTCCCGTGAACTGGCTTTTGTCTTTTGACCACCAGTTTTCAAACTGTCGGTAGCTATCGTTCACTTCCCTCTCCCCCAAATAAAAAGGCCTGCGATTACCAGCAGGCCTGTTATTAGCTCAGTGATGTAGATGGTCATCAGAATCCTCCTTTCTTCTTGGACTGCGGTTCCTCGCGTTCACGGCGGCGCATTTCAGCAGACTGTTGGTCTGTGTCATAAATAGCGCCATTTGCCTGTATGCAATACACCGTGCCGGTATTGCCATGACGATTGAGGCGAAGGATTAGTTCGGTTTCACCAGGAGGAACGCTGTCATCAAAAGCACCTTCACGATGGATCCCCACCCAATAATCGCAATCCTGTTCAATCTGCCCTGTATCTCGTGAGTCACTTGGTAATGGGCGTTTATTGGTTCGGCTTTCCAGTGCGCGGTTAAGCTGTGTCAGAAGCACAACAACGCAATCAAGCTCTTTGGCAAGGTTCTTCAGTCCTTTGGTGATCATGCCGTAAGCAAGGTCGTTGCGATCGGCCTTCTCAGCAGTCATTAGTGTCAGGTAATCGACCAGAATCATGCCAACACATCCTTTTTCTCGCTTGATTCGACGGCTTTCGCTGACGATTTGAGCCAGAGATAATCCCGGCGTGTCGTCGATGTAAAGCAGGTCGATTTCACTCAAGCGATTGGCTGTTTCGATCGCCCTGTTGAAGTCACCATCGTAATCACCCTGATAGCCGTCATCAGCGTCATTTGTCGCCGGAAGGTAAAAAATATTCGGGTTAACACCTGACTTCTGTCCCACCAGTTTTTCCAGTATCTGGTCACCTGGCATTTCAAGGCTGAACATCAGAGCGGGCTTTTTCTCATGCACTGCACAGTTGATTGCCATCTGGCTGTATAGCGTCGTTTTCCCCATCTTAGGGCGAGCGCCAATGACAAACAAAGAGCCTTTCACCAGACCTTTCGGTGACAGCATCCTGTCCAGCGATGGGATCCCTGTGCTCATTCCCCGTTGTTCGCCTGATGGGTCAAATCGCTTCTCAAGGTCGCTAACCCAGTCTTCCATGACCTCACCAAATGAGCGAAGGCCGCGACGCGATCCGGTTTTTGCATGGTCTGTCAGTTGCGTGAAAATCGCCTGAATAGCTTCGTACTTCTGCGTTGCAGTCATTCCATTGCGGGAATAGAGCAATTCCGTCGCTTCAGTCATGCGGTTGATGGCGTAGCGTTCCATTGCGGTTTCACGAACCTGCATTGCATAGGCAACGATGTTTGCTGCGCTTGGCGTGTTCTTTGCGATCTCAGCGATATAAGCAAAACCGCCAACAGACGCCGTTAACGATTTACGCTCCAGTTCATCGAAAAGCGTCAGGCCATCTACTGGCTTTTGCTCCCGGTGCATTCTGGTTATTTCTTCGAAAAGGATTTTGTGTGGTCGGCCGTAAAATGAATCAGGCTTCAGCATCGCCAGAACTTTCTGGACGCGCTCACTGCTGTCATCATCCAGAAGCAATCCACCAATCACCGCCTGCTCTGCCTCGATGCTATGGGGCGGCGCATAAAAATTATCGGTCATCGTGTTCACCCTCACGAACTTTCAGGTAGGTATTATCGTTAAGCAGGAAATCAAATCCCTTTTTGTGCCAGACGGTTCCGCGATGATGGTTTGGGCGCTCTTCGAACATCCATCGGCAATTTTCGCCTACGTAGCTCAAATAATTTCTCCAGTCCTGCATCGTGAACCCATGCCCGTCAAGCTGGCGGGTTATCACTCCGGCTTTGCGCCAGAACGTTCGGATCTGGTTTTTACGCTTGTCATTCAGTGCGCGGATTCTTGGCGCTTCAGGAAGGATTTCGTGGTAAGCATCGACAACATCCTGACAGCTAACGGAAGGTTTTTTCTTGTCAGACTTTTTGTCTGCTGTGGCACTCTCTAATACGTCAGTATTAGAGATATTATTTATATTATTGTTTATGGACAACCGTTGGACAACCGTTGGACAATCTCCGCTGAGAGCCGCGCCATTACTGGTGTTTGCGTTGGACAACCGTTGGACAACCGTTGGACAATTTTTTGCCTGAAAATCGTCATATTTAACGATTGTAAACAGGCTAAATTTCTTCCCCATCGAGCAAATATTAAGCATCCCTTTCGACTCAAAAGTCCGTAATAAGCTCCGAACTTTGTTGTCGGGGATGAATGTTTCTCTGACCAGCGACGGGCGTCCAGTTATCATCTGACCGCGATCAACAGTTATCGGACCGATATCCGTATTGACGACAGTAGATTCGTGATTAGCCTTGAGGATTAAGTGAAGCCAAAGATGTACTGCCTGAGAGTCCTTATAGAGCCTGCTGTCCATAAACTGGCGGTGTATAGAGACATACCCCATACTGGATGCCTCCTGATGTTGTACAGGGTTATGCCTGTAATCAGCTAACTTAACGACGCCCATGTTTCACTCCTGCTTTGGCTAGTCTGTAAACACCAACAAGGCGCTCTGCGAACGCCCTGTTATTTGCTGCGGCTACCACTAATCCCTCAGGTGAATCAGGGTGTCGAATCTCTTCTTTTTCCTGGTATTTCTTACGACGTTTTGTCATAATTACTCCTGTGGATTGATCCAGTCTTTCTACATCAGGCCTCGAAGAATTCGCCGTTCTTCGGGGCTTTTTCTTTTGTCAGCATTCTGGCTACTTTCTTAGCCAGTTCCGCCAACTCCTCGTCTTCAACACCCCATTCAAGAACAGCAAGAAGCATTCCCATTTTGGGGATGAAGCTGTCTTTCCATCGAGAAATTTGCGATTCATTAATCCCTAACGCGTCGGCAACCTTTCGCTGACCACGTACAGCAATTCGATTCAGGATGTTGCTTGTAATTGCATTCGCTTTCTTGCGAGTACTTGTAAGTTCCATATGTAAGTATTTCCTTAACAAATAAGAAGTTATGCGCATCAACTTATGCGCGTTGTATTCCCGCATTTCGGCGGGAATGAGGACCATGACTGTTAAAGAGCGGTGTTGCTATTTGTTTTTCTTGTTGCTTGGGAAAGGACGAACTTCCTCTCCAATCACACTGCCATCAGGCTTTACCGTAACCATGATGTTACGGCCTGCCAGAATGGCCTTGCTGATAGCGCACTGGATTACACCAAAGTCACTGGCTGCTTTAGCCTGTCCATGGATTTTGGCGTAATCGGCAAGTGTCATTCGAATCATATGCACTCTCCGTTATTAACCATGAACAAAGAATACTACAGGTATTCAAAGCAATCAATACTCAGGGTATTTTTAGTTTAAGTACCTTAGCTATTAGAATTAAGCTATGGAAAATAAAAAATCACTGACGACAGAACAGCTCGAAGACGCTAAGCGGCTTAAGGCTTTGTATGAGTCAAAAAAGAAAGAATTGGGAATAACCCAATACTCAATCGCTGATGAACTGGGTATCACCCAAGGAGCGGTAGGGCATTATCTTAATGGCAGAAACGCGCTAAACGTTGAGGTTGCATCTGGTTTTGCACGATTGTTGCAAGTCTCAATTGCTGATTTTAGCCAGTCAATTGCTGCCAAGGTTGCAGAACAGGCAGAAAGCCTTAAGAGCGATGCCAACGTAAGGTATGCAGGGGAATACAGAGCAGGAAAGAGGTATCCGGTGTTAAGCAGTATCCAGGCTGGCTCGTGGTGTGAAGCATGCGAACCATACACCATTAAAGACATAGATGTTTGGCTTGAGTCTGACGCGCATATTCAAGGTAATGCGTTCTGGCTTAAAGTGGAAGGTGATTCAATGACGGCACCGGTTGGGTTAAGCATTCCAGAGGGAACATTCGTTCTTTTCGATACCGGAAGGGAGGCGATCAACGGCAGCTTGGTCATAGCAAAACTTTCTGACTCTAACGAAGCAACATTCAAGAAGCTGATAATCGACGGCGGAAATAAATACCTCAAGGGACTTAATCCTGCATGGCCTCTCGTGCCAATCAATGGAAACTGCAAGATTATAGGCGTTGCAATTGAGACAAAACTAAGGCTGGTTTGATCACGCAAGGGGCGATTATGGTTGGAACCGCTATAGCAAGCTTTTTGGGGATGTTGGCAATCTCAACAATTTACGGCTTAGCGCATGCTTTTATTGCGAAATCTCTATCAGAAAAAATAAGCCAGGCTTGGGCGCATAGATCTGCTCGTTTCATGATTCTAGTGGTCATAGCAATACAAGGGATATCTGCATTTATCCTCTATGGATCAAGCTTATACCTGTTGTATCAAGGCGCGACATTTACGCCTTACACCAGTGATTACGGAACTCTATACGATGGTAGTGAAGACATCTCTATGGCTTGGATCGTCTTTGGTTTATCTATGGCCGTGTCTGTTGTAGCAGACATCATTAAGGTAATTCTCGTCTTAACCTTCGCTGACTAACCCATAATCCCGGCAGCAATAGCTATCGGGATCCACTTCACATATCCCGCATAAAAAGCACTGAACAAGCAGACACCGAAAAAATAAATATCCTTTGTATTCATTCGCTTATCATTATTTCACCAAAAATAAATACCTTGGGTATTTACACAATAAAATACCTACAGTATTCTTTAGCCATCAGCAGAACGCTTGAAGCCAAACGGAACAGATTGGCAGGCTCTTTAACATTGATGGGATTGTCCCGCCGAAATGCGGGAACCAAAGAGTAGTTGGCTTTGGGGTGACGTGAAGTGCAGCTGCACGACGGCAACCGGAAGATAAGCACCCGGCGCGTCACCGCCAAAGTCAATCATCGGAGGTCAACATGACAGTAGTCATTACATATCTGGCTGACGATAACGCCAGAAATCGCCGCAGAGCACGCAGACAGGCTCAACGTGAACAGGCAATGCAAGAGCAGCAACTGGCGCGAAAAATTGCGCTAAAGCTCTCTGGTTGCGTCAGAGCAGATAAAGCAGCATCACTCGGAAGCCTTCGCTGCAAGAAGGCAGATGAATGCAGTGGAAGTATTTGCCTGCCAAACGTAGCTCTTTACGCGGCAGGCTACCGTAACTCCAAACAACTGACAGCAAGATGACTTGTGTTGGTCGCCAGAAAATGAAATTAGGCAGCAAACCACTTATTTGAGGACTGATACATGAGAGTAAAAACTATGGGCGCAAGCCCATTAAGTGGTCGTATTTTTCAAGGAACATTAAACACTGAAAAAGGAATGTGGGTGGGAAAGAAAGAAGATGTAACCGAACAGGCAGTTAAGGCAGTAGCTGAACACATGATGATAAAAGACCAGAAATATGCATACGAAACGAAGGATGGCAAATGGCTGATAATAAGTCATCAAATAGTTGATAAATTACCAGAAGAGTTTATTGCTGATTAAAATTATTTTGGCATAAACAACAGAATAAACACTGCACTGTGTATTCATTCCAACGAGTGAATACACTGAGCAATGTCGCTCGTAACTAAACAGGAGCCGACTTGTTCTGATTATTGGAAATCTTCTTTGCCCTCCAGTGCGAGGGCTTTTTTATATGCATACCAATAACGCTTCACTTGAGGCGTTTTCGTTATGCAATCAAACAGAAGGAGCATCCTATGCAACAGTTCGCTATTGCAGGGGCGGCATCGGTTCGCCCTTTCAACCCGATTTTATCGGTGCAGCATTCACGAAAAAATATTTTAACCGGAGCAGACTTTAAACAACCAAGAATGAAAAGTTTGCTCGAAAAGCTTTGGGATATTTTGAAACAACAAGGCCGTCCATGAGTTTTACAGATAACTGGTCAGACGAAGAATTCATTCGTCAGATGAAAGAATTAATCGGTAACGAAGGAGATATTCATGTCACTTGCAACCACAGTGAAGGAGAGCAAGTTACAGAGACGCATGTACACGCAGAAAGCTCTCTGGTATCGCCATAATGGCGACCGCGAAGGAATGCGGGTATGCCTTAATTTGTCCCGAGTCGAAGTATTAAATCAGCGTTATTTCCTTGGGCCTTGTCCATTCTGAGGTGAATTATGGATTTGAACAAATTCGATGAGCCATTCAGCCCTGAAGATATCGAATGGCGAATACAGCAAAGCGGTAAAACACGCGATGGCAAGGTGTGGGCTATGGTGCTGGCTTATGTCACGAACCGGGCAATCATGAAACGCCTGGACGATGTTTGCGGCAAAGCAGGATGGCGCAATGAATACCGCGATATTCCCAACAACGGCGGCGTTGAATGCGGCATATCAATAAAGATTGATTCCGAATGGGTAACCAAATGGGATGCTGCTGAAAACACGCAGGTAGAAGCCGTCAAAGGTGGTCGTTCCGGTGCAATGAAGCGCGCTGCCGTTCAGTGGGGAATCGGTCGGTATCTGTATAACCTTGAGGAAGGTTTCGCACAAACATCTCTCGATAAAAAGCAGGGGT